GGTTTCCAGAAGATACCTGGGGTAACTTTGCATGGTCTGTTCCTTATACACATAGAATATTAAAAAATGATTTAGATATAGAAGTTATATTCTTAGCACTAGATAGACCAGAAGATGTTAAGAAACTATTATCATTAGAGCTTACAGGCGTTTGGATAAACGAAGCTAGAGAAATACCTAAATCAATTATTGATGCTTGTACAATGAGGGTAGGTAGATACCCTTCTATGAGAGATGGTGGTGCTAGTTGGTATGGAGTTATTGCAGATACCAATGCACCAGAAGAAGATCATTGGTGGGCTATAATGTCTGGTGATGTTCCTGTACCAGATCATATTTCTAGAGAAGAAGCTCTTATGTTAATTAAACCAGATAACTGGAGTTTTTATTCACAGCCATCTGCTATGCTAGAAAAAAAAGAAAACAATACAACGATAGGATATGATCCTAATACTCTAGCAGAAAATAAAACTAATCTTACAAATAAATACTATGATAATATTATTAGAGGTAAAACAAAAGGTTGGATAGATGTTTATGTATTAAATAAACTAGGATCTATTGAAGAAGGTAAACCTGTATATCCAAACTTTAAACAAGAACTACATTGTGCAAAAGAAGATCTAATACCAAGTAAACATCAAACAATATATATTGGAGTTGACTTCGGACTCACACCTGCTGCTGTATTTGGACAAAGACTTACAACAGGTAGATGGATATTATTAAATGAGCTTGTATGTTTTGATATGGGTGTAATTAGATTTTCTGAATTATTAAGAACTGAGATTGCAAAATATTACAAAGGATATGAAGTAGATATATATGGAGATCCTGCTGGAGATTTTAGATCACAAACAGATGAAAGAACACCTTTTCAAATTATGAGGCAATGTGGATTAAAAGCTAAACCTGCACCATCTAATGATGTAGCTCTAAGAATAGAAGCTGTAGACTCAGCTCTATCTAGATTACTAGATGGTAAGCCAGGATTCTTGCTAGACAAAAAATGTGTAAACTTAAAAAAAGGTTTTAATGGTGGTTATCATTATAGAAGACTACAAGTATCTGGAGATAGATATGATGAGAAGCCATTAAAGAATAGATACTCTCACGTGCATGATGCATTACAATATTTAATGATGGGAGCTGGTGAAGGTAGAACTATTCTTGCAGGACAAAAAACAAGTAAGAATGTTATTGCTAATAAAGAATGGGACGTATTTAAAACTAAAAAACCTAAACAAAGGAAAGTATGGGATCTTTTCAGAAAGAATGGTTGATATATTTTTATCAAGCAGAAAACTATGAATATAGTGATTGGTTATATTTTTTAAGAACAGGTTATAAACATTGTGGTGGACTTACATATAATGCAGAAGCAGATCAATGGTTACATCTTGAATTTACACACGCAGGTACAAAGCTATCTTTTTTATCAAAAGATGAAGTAGAAGATATACTTGCCTTTCTAAAACAATACAAAGTATTAAGATGCCCAGTCAAAGATGATTGGAAGCTGCTGCGAATAAAAGATATTACTTGTGTATCTTGGATAATGAGATTAATTGGATTCTATAGATGGTGGATCTTTACACCTTACCAGCTTTATTGTGCGTTGATAAAAGCTGGATATAAGTCATTTTACGAACCAAAGGATCCAAACTATGGCAAAAAAACCAAAAAAAATATCTGACATTGTTGATAAGATGAGAGATCTTCATGAACAAGAAGATGAGTTTATGAATAAAATAAACGAGCTTCATCAAGAAGAAGATGATCTTCTAGCAGAACTTGAAGAAGGTTATGGAAGTTTAACATCTAAAGACATGGAAGATCTTGATTTTGATGATGAATGGGAGGACAGATAATGGGTGGTATTTTTTCAAAACCAAAAGCCCCACCAAGAAATGATGCTCTTGAAAGACAAATGGCAGCTGATAGAGCTGCTGAAGAAAAAAGACAAGCAGATATGGAACGTGAATCCAAAGCTTATGCAACTAAAAAAGCAAAAGGAATCATAGGAGCTAGATCTTTATTTGCTAGAGCAGGTGGTCGAGGCTTTTTTGGATAATGAGAAAAGAACATAAAAATCCCAAAGGTGGTCTAACCGCAAAAGGCAGAGCTTTCTTTAAACGTAAAGAAGGTGCTAATTTAAAACCACCTGTAAAGCGTGGAGTTAATCCTCGTAGGATAAGCTTCGCAGCTAGGTTTGCAGGTATGAAAGGTCCAATGAAAGACAAGAAGGGTAGACCGACTCGTAAAGCATTGGCATTAAGAGCATGGGGGTTTAGAAGTGTTGAAGCAGCTAGAAACTTTGCTAATAGGCATAAAAAGAAAAAGTAAATGGCAACAGCTAAAAAAACAAATCCTGCATTATGGGCTAGAGCTAAAGCACAAGCTAAAGCTAGAATGGGTGGTAAACATTCTGCAAGGGCTATGCAACTTGCTGTTAAAATTTATAAGAAAGCAGGTGGAGGCTATAGAGGTTCTAAGTCTTCAAAGAATAAATTATCTAAATGGTCTAAACAAAAATGGAGAACAAGTAGTGGAAAAAAATCAGAAGGCAAAAGACGTTATTTACCTGATAAAGCTTGGAAAAGTTTATCTGCAAAAGAAAAAGCAGCAACTAATAGAGCTAAAGCAAAAGGCTTTAAAAAAGGTAAACAATTTGTTAAACAACCTAAAGGGATAGCAGCTAAAACAAAAAGGTTTAGAAAATGAACAAAGCAGAAGCAATAATAAAACAATACGAAGAAGCTCTTTCAGTTAAAGATCATTGGAGAGAAAAGTTTGAAGAAGCATATGAATATTGTTTACCTAATAGAGAATCATTCTATGAAGAATCTCCAGGTCAAAGAAGAACAGATAAAATATTTGATGAAACAGCAGTAGTAGGAGTACAAGAATTTGCTAGTAGATTACAAGCAGGTATTGTTCCTACATTTGCTAGATGGGCAGACTTTCAAGCTGGTGTAGAAATACCAGAAGATCAAAAGCCACAAGTTAATTTAGAACTAGATCAAATAACAGATTATGTATTTGAAGTAATACAAAGCTCAAACTTTAATCAAGAGATACACGAATGTTTTATGGATCTTGCTGTAGGTACAGGTTGTATGCTTGTTGAAGAAGGTGATGCTGTTAATCCAATTAAGTTTACATCAGTACCATTACCTAAAGTATGTTTGATGAATGGACCAGATGGTAAAGTAGATACTATTTATAGAACTAGAAAAGTTAAACCAGAACACATAATGATACTATATCCTAAAGCTATTATGCCAGAAAATTTTGATTTAATGAGGCAAAAAGAATGTACAATCATTGAAGCTGTATACAAAGTATATGAACAGAATGTAGAAAAATATAAATTTTGTGTTGTCTTAAAAGAGATGAAAGAAATTATATTTGAAGAAATATATAAGGGTGAAGGATCTAATCCATATCTTGTGTTTAGATGGAACAAAGCATCTGGTGAAGTATATGGACGTGGACCAATATTTAATGCAATAGGTGCAATCAAAACTTGTAACTTAACTATAGAATTAATATTACAAAATGCACAGATGGCTGTATCTGGAGTATATACTTATGAAGATGATGGAGTTATAAATCCAGATAACATTGCATTAGTACCTGGATCTTTAATACCTGTAGCTCCAGGATCAAGAGGATTAAATCCTATATCAGCAGCATCTAATTTTGATGTAGCTCAATTAGTATTACAAGATATGAGGCAAAATATTAAGAAAGCTTTATATATGGAAACTCTTGGTAGACCAGAAGGAACTCCAATGACAGCTACAGAAGTATCAGAAAGAATGGCAGATCTATCAAGACAGATAGGATCTTCTTTTGGTAGACTACAATCAGAACTTATACACCCATTATTAAAAAGAATAATTAGAATATTATCAGCACAAGGTAGAATTGAATTACCTAAAGTAAATGGTAGAGAAGTAAAAGTAGCAGCAAGATCACCATTAGCTAAAGCTCAACATTTACAAGATGTTGCAGATGTTAATAGATTTAATGAAATACTTGCTGGAACTTTTGGTCCACAAATGATAAACATTATTATGAATCAAAATGAGGTTGCAAAATATATTGCAGGTAAAATGAACTTACCAGAAAAACTCATTAGAGATCAAGAAGAACAACAACAGATAGTACAACAAATCAGCCAACTTAATCAATCCGCAGGGGAAGGAGAGATTCCACAATAATGGGCAAAGGCGTTAAACACTATCTCCGAAGTGGTAAAGAATATAAAGGTAAAATGCATAAGATGGCTAATGGTATGTTACATACAGGAGCTACACATACTGCATCTAGTAAACCTTTATTTCACTTTGGAAAACTTTCTAAGACTGCCAAAAAAAAAGCTAGAGCATAATGGCTTGGGATAGTCTTAAAGAAAAAAAACCAATTCCTGCAAAATCGATTGATGGTTATGTTAGAACTCCAGCTGATGAAGCTAAGTTAAACAAAACTTTTGCAGGTGTATTTAAAGGAGCTGATGGTAAATTAGTCCTTGACTATATTAGATCAATCACCACCGAAGCAGTTGCTGGTCCAAACATTGACAGCAATCAGTTATTTCATTTAGAAGGAATGAGATTTCTTGCAGGTGTAATACAAACAAGAATAAAAAAAGGAGAGCAAGATGGCAGATGATAATGTTGAAAATACATCAGCACCAGTCACCACAGACTCAAAAGAAGCTGCGGTAACTAAACCAGAATATGTACAAGACAAATTTTGGGACGCTGATAGAAAGGAAGTTAACCTAGAAAATCTAGCAAGTAGTTACAATGCACTTGAAAAGAAACTAGGTTCTAGAACAGAAGACTTATCTAAACAGATAAGAACTGATTTAGAACAAGAAAGATTAAGAAATATTCCAGAAGAATATAAAGTTAATCTACCAGAACTTCCAGAAAATGTAGATGTTTCTGTATCAGATGATATGGAAATAGTACAATGGTGGAGAGAAACAGCAAAAGCAAAAGGTTTATCACAAGATGAATTTGATCAAGGTGTTAATGCTTTTGTACAAAATGCAGTTTCTACTTTACCAGATGTAAATGCAGAAATGGAAAAGCTTGGTTCTAATGCTAAAGAAAGATTAGAAGCAGCAGAACTATGGTCTAAGAAATATCTTTCACCAGAATCTTATGATGCTTTTTCTAAACTAGCAGCAACAGCTGAAGGTGTGACTGCTGTAGAAGAACTAATGAAATTAACAAAAGATACTTCTATGCCTACTACACCTACACAGGTTTCAGTAACTCCAGATTTACAGGATTTAAAATCTATGATGGCAGATCCTAAGTATTGGAAAGATGGAGAGAAAGATGCTGCTTATATAAAACGAGTAACAGACCTGTATGAGAAAGCATTCGAAAAAAATAAAGCATAAACCTTTTAAGTATAAAAAACTTAAAAAGGATTTACACTGGCTTGATGCAGTTAGTGAAACTGGTTGGGTTTCTGAATTAGATATGGAAGCCCAAACACCAGCTAAAGCTGTATGTAGCCAGATGTGGATATACAAAGAAACAGATAAATATATTACATTATTTGGTACATATTCATATGATGAAAAAGGTAAGTTAGAATTTGGAGAAGTCATAACTATACCTAAAATATGGATTTAATGTGCGTTGAGTAGAATCATTCTAAACTTTATTTTAGCTGCAAGACCTTAAATATGATATGATTGCCCTTAATTCTAAGGATAACAGTCCCCTGCATAAATAAGATAATCGTTAACTTAACAATAAAAAAAAGGAGCTATAAATGGCAACATCAATAACAAATGCCTTTATTACTCAGTTTGAAGCTGAAGTTCACATGGCTTATCAAAGAATGGGTTCTAAGTTAAAGAACCTTGTAAGACAAGTGAATGGAGTCAATGGAAATACTGTTAAGTTTCAAAAGATAGCAAAAGGATCTGCAAATACTAAAGCAAGACATGCTGAAGTAGTTGCTATGGACTTGGCACACTCAAATGTGTCAGCTACTCTTGATGACTTTTATGCAGCAGACTACGTTGATAAGTTAGACGAGTTAAAGGTAAACATAGACGAAAGACAAGTGGTTGCACAATCCGCAGCGTACGCATTAGGTAGAAAAACTGATGAGATCGTTAATGGGATTTTCCAAAATGCAACAGCACTTGCTAACAACTCGTCTGGTACAGGTACTGGAATGAATCTAGGCAAAGCAACAGCTATGATGGAACTTTTCAATACTAATGACGTACCAGATGATAACCAAAGATACTGGGTCATTGGTCCAAAACAATGGTCAGATCTTTTAAGCTTAGATCAATTCTCTAGAGCAGAATATGTAGGTGAAGGTGAACTTCCTTATTCTGGAGGAATGACAGCAAAAAGATGGTTAGGTTTCTTGTGGTTTGTACATAGTGGACTAAGTACATCTGGTTCAACTGACAGACACACAGTAGCTTGGCACAAATCTTCTTGTGGTCTAGGTATTGGTTCAGACGTTAAAACTGAAGTAAACTACATACCAGAAAAAGTATCACACTTAATAACTTCAATGTTATCAATGGGTGGAACTTTAATTGATACAAATGGTATTAGAATACAGAAGTGTGCGGAGTAATAGGAGGATAATATGGCATACGCAACAGACAACCCAATCAAAAAGATTGCTGAAGCTGGTGGTAATAGTGTTTTCTTCTATATAGATGGAGATGCAATCGGAACAATAACTGGTTCTGGTTACTTCAACTCAGCAACAAATGAACTAAAGCAAGGTGACATTATAATTGTTACTTCTGGCGTAGGTGGAACTATAGCAGCAGACGTGCTATCAGTAACATCAGCTAGTGGTGCAGCTACTGTCACAACTGTAGCTTTAGCATAACGATACTTGTGTGGGCGAGGCAACTCGCCCTCACTTAATAAAAGGATTTTATGGCAACAACAAAAGTAGATATATGTGCAAGAGCTTTAGTAATGATAGGTGCTTCACCTATATCTTCTTTTAGTGATGGATCTACTGAAGCATTAGTAGCATCAAATGTTTATGAAGACATTGTTCAATCTTCTCTTACAAGACATAGATGGAAGTTTGCAACTAATCAAAAACAAATGTCTTTACTAGCAGCAACTCCAGAAGCTAGATATGAACATGCATATCAACTTCCTGCTAATCCTGGAGTATTACAAATAATTACAGTTACAGTTAATGACTTTGTAATTCCTTATACAAGATATAAAGATATGATATTTGTTAATACATATGGATCTGGTCATAAAGTAATATTAGATTACATATTTCGTGTAGATGAAGATTTCTTTCCTGCACATTTTAGATTAGCATTAGAATATGAATTAGCATCTGTATTTGCAGGATCTGTAGCTAGAGATGCAGGTATGATACGTGAGTTTAAACAAATGGCTGATAGACAATTTTTAATATCTAAAAATATAGATTCTTCAGAAATTACAACAAAACAATTAGATGTTAATAGATATATCAATCTGAGAAACTCAACGAGAACAGATGTATAATGGCAAGATCATTAAAAACTGTAATAACAAATTTTTCAGCAGGAGAGCTTAATCCTTTATTAGCAACAAGAACAGATACACCTGCTTACATTAATGGTGCAAAACAATGTAGAAACTTTTCATTACTAGCAGAAGGTGGTGTAATGAGAAGACCAGGAAGTACATATTTAGCATCATTACCTGGAGAGTCTAGATTAATACCATTTATATTTTCTGATGATGAGATAGCTATTATAGCTTTGTCTAATAATAGAATGGACGTATATAATATATCTGGTACTGCATTATCAGCTAATGTTACAACTAATTGTAATTGGACTACAGCTCAACTCTTTGAACTTAACTTTGCACAATTTGGTGATACTATATTTGTTACACATAGAGATAATGAAATAAGAAAAATATTTAGAACTTCTGCAACTAATTTTGAAGTACAAACATTTGCATTTGATACAGATGATTCTGTTTCATCTGGTGGCGTTAATAAATCTAAACAACCATTTTTTAAATATGCAGCAGGAACTATAAGTGTGTCTTTATCTTCTAATAGCGTTGGTACAGGTAGAACACTTACAGCATCAGCTAATGCATTTACAAATGCTTATGTAAATCAATATATAGAAGTAAATGGTAAACAAGGATTTATTACTGGATTTACTTCTGCAACAGAAGTTACAATTACTATTATAGAAGATATGGGATCTACTGGACCACATTTTGATTGGAAAGAACAAACAATATCTTCAGTAAATGGTTTTCCACAAGCAGTATCTTTTCATAATAACAGGTTATGGTTAGGTGGTATAAAAAATAGACCTGCATCTGTATTAGCATCTAGAGTATCTGAATACTTTAATTTTGATGTAGGATCTGGAGCTGCTGATGAAGCTATAGATTTAGATATTGCAGGATCAGAAGTAAATGAAGTAAGACATTTTTTATCTGTTAAAGACTTACAAATATTTACAGATGGTGGTGAATACTATGTACCAAGAGCTACAGATAATACTATAACACCAGCAAATGTGGCTGTATTAAGACAAACACCTTATGGTATAAGTAGAACTGCACCATTATTATTTGATCAAGCATCTGGCTTTGTACAAAAAAATGGTAAATCAATAAGAGAGTTTGTTTATTCTGATATTGAAGATGGCTATAAATCTACAGCTGTATCTATACTTGCAGAACATTTAATTGATAGTCCTAAACAGATTGCTGTTATGAAAGGTAATGCAACTAGACCAGAACAATATGCTTTTTTTTTAAACAATGGTTCTTCTATACCAGGAACATTAGCTATCTTTCATTCTGTTAGAGATGAAAAAATTGCAGGTTGGGGATTATGGACAACAAGAACTAATGACCTATTTCAATCTATAATTTCATTAAATGAACATTTAGTAGTATGTGTAAAAAGACAACTTAATGGGTCAACTGTATATACTCTAGAAAAATTTGCTGATACTGATAGTATTACACTAGATATGAAACTAACAACTACGCTTAATCAAAAGGGTACACCTCTTGTTCAAGGTGCAGGTCAATCTGGAGCTTCGGTAACAATAGATGGTTTTACATCTAATCCAGAAATAAACGAAAGTTTTACAATAGCAGGTAATGCAACTGAATATAAAATACAAGCTGTAACTAATAACACAGGAGGATCTTTTACATTAAACCTAGATAAATCTTTAGCAGCAACACCAGCAGATAATGCAGCTGTTACTTTAACAAAAGGATTTTTACATAATGTTAATACAATATACAGAAATGAATCTGTAAATTGTGTAGATGGTAATAGTAGTTTAGGTGCGTTTACTGTATCTGGTACTGATACTATTACATTAACAACACCTAGAGCAACTGGTGTACATATTGGGTTTAATTTTATACCTATATTAGAAACTATGCCTATTGATAAAGAATTAGCTGAAGGACCATTAACAGGATTACCAAGAAGAATTTCTAGAGCCATCATTGATCTTAATTCTACTTTAGACTTAACTATCAAAGCCGCTGATAAAACTGCCAAGTCTTTAGTAGTCCAACAAGTTAACTTCACTGGTGGTTCTGACCTAGATCCAGTAACAGCTAAAAAAGAATTTTTCTTTTTAGGTTATGATAAAAGCCCAACAGTAACATTATCACAAGATGATCCATTACCTATGAAGGTATTAGGAATGAGTGTGGAGGTAGTATTTGCATGAGTGCTGATCCAGTTACATTAGCTGTTATAAGTTTTGGTGTTCAAGCTGTAGGAACATATCAAGGTATACAAGCTCAAAAAGCAGCAAACAAAGCTCGTATAAGAGAATACGAAACAGAAAAAAAATTTAATAGTTTAAAAGCTTTGCAAGACTCTAATGATGTTAGAGAAGAAGCAATTAAGAAACAAAAAATTAATAGAGCTATAGTAGCAGGATCTGGTTATAATGATGATAGTAGAAGTTTCTTATCTGTACAATCTGAAATAAATAGAATAGCACAAAAAGATATTGGTAATATTAGACTCAATATGATGCGTGGTAATCAAAAAATTGATAGTCAAATATATACAACTAAAGTAATGGGCAAAGCAAAAGAGTTTGGTGGTTATGCAAGTATTATAGCTGGTGGATTTAAAACTGCATCTTATGCAAAACAATATGAAACTACTGGTAAAGGTCAATATGGTTTAGATAGTGATATAACTAAAACTGCAAAAATTAGAACAGCAACAGAAGGATCTAACTAATGGCATTAAAAGCAGGTAAAAGAACTGTAAAATTAAAACCAAGTCTAGCAGATAATATTGGTGTACCTAAATTTCCAGATACTAATATAGCATCAGAAATAGCACAACCTATTGCAAGTGCTATAGACTCTTTTAGAAAAGTAGCAGAAGCAGATGCTGCATCAGCATATAAAGCAGACTTTAATGCAAAAACAAGAGATCATTATATAAATTTACAAGAAAAATTTAAGTTTGATCCAGATGGTATGAAAAATGCTATTGATAGTTATACACAAACAACTTTAGCTAATACACCAAATATATTTAAAGATTATACAACAAATATTTTAGCTCAAAAAAATTTAGCAAGTTTAAATTATTCTACAAAAAATTTTAGAGCAAGAAACGATCAAAAAGCTTTAGATTTATTTACAGAAAATAGAAAAGGTTTTGAAAATGATTTTGCTTTTACAATTAGTAATATATCAGAAGATAATAATTTAGATGATCAATCTTCTATACAAACAATAAATAATACAACAGTTAATACACATTTTTTAAATTTAAATGAAATATATGGAACTGCAAAAGAAACACTTGTAGATACAAATAGATATTCTGGAGTAAAGTTAGGTAAAAATTTAGACTCTGATATTAAAAATACAGAAATATTAAGAGTATTTAGTATTATGAAATCATTACCAAAAAATAAAGCTCTAATTTATTTTGGTGAATATCAAAAAGGTAATGATCAATTCGAAATAAAATCACAAAATTTTGAAGGAAGCAAACAAATAAATAACCCTATTGCAAATCAATATAGATCATACATTAATAATCCTCTTAATAGAGAAGATATATCAAAAGAAGTATTAGATTTATATGAAGACTTTAATGGTAAAAATATTAAAAGCTTAACAGAAAGTAAAGTTACTTATAATATTGATCAAGAACAAGAAATCGGAGGTGGATTATTTATAGGTAAATTTGAAAATAGTAATATATCTAATGCAGAAGATTATATAGATAAAACATATCCAGGTATTAAATCATCACAAGCAGATAGTTTTATAAAAATAGCAAGAGATAATATTGATATACAAACAAAAGTAACAGAAGCATTAAATGGTAAACAAGTAAATTTAAGTAAAGAAGAAAGATCTTTATTCACATTAGCTATGTTTGCAAGATATGGTATTAATAATGAAAACTTAACTGATGTTAATAATCCAGATTTAGCTAAAATGCTTACAATTATGGCAGATCAAAATATACAACCTACTGCTATTGTTGAAAGACTTAATATAAAACAAACAGCAGATTTTAATTCACCAGGAGCTGTACAAAACTTCAGAGATAATTTAGCTTTATATAATTTTACTAAAAGTAAATTTCCAGCATTATCAATAGAAAATAGTTTTATTTATGAAGAAGCTAACAAACTTACACCTAATGGTAAAGCTGATGATAAAGTATTAGGAACTAAATTAAATAATTTAGCAGGTGATGCTAAAAATTATAAAGTAAATTTACAAAATATAGAAACAAATTTAGCAGCTAATGCTCCTTTAGTATTTGATCAATTTGTAGGTATAGTAGACAAATTAGATGTTAATGTAGATTCTAATTATTTTTATAAATTAGCAACAGGTAAAGAAAACCCATATGTAGATGTATTACAAACAAAAGATACTACTTTTTTACCTATAAGAGCTAAAACATTAATTACACCACAAGTTCAATCTGACTTACTAAGTAGAGTAAAAACAGAATTATCTATGATGGTAGGTGCAAGTAACTTTGATTTAAATACAGATGAAGGTAAAAAATTATTTGATCAAGCAACTTTTCAAGCTCTTGAAAGTATGAATCTTGCAGGATATGGAGTTACTAAATATAATTCTAAAGATCCAGGTAGAAATATGTTAACTATGTTTCCTTATGAAAGACATGGATCTGTTCAAGGTCAAGGTTTAGATAATGCTATAATTGCTATTGGTGAAGAATTAAAAAACACATTATCTAAATCTGAACAAATAGATAGATTTGGTGCAATAATAGGTAAAGATAGACAACCAGTAAATATTACTGATGTAATTAAAACAGCCTTAGATGAAAATAGAAAAAACATTGTTATTGAATGGACAGGCACTATGGATAATAATGGTAAACCTAATTATCATTTAAAGATTGTTCACGAAGGTACTTTAATAAATTTAACAGAAGGTGATAATTATTTTAAACCTGGATTAGAAGGCGTTCCAGAAGCAGGAAAAAGTTCTAGTAGAGAAGCTTTAATAACAACATTAGCACAAAATAAATATGATATGTTTATGCAAACATTTGGTCATTTATTAGATGGTGATAGTACAGCAGAAAATTTTGCTAGAAAAGTTATATATGGAACTATAAAAACAGGTATAAAAGCAAGTGATTATAAGTTTTATCCAGATATACCATTAATAGATGATGTACCAGCAGAAGTAAAACCTTTTGCATTTATATTTAAAACATTAGGAATAGATGTAGATTTAAAACCATATTACCAACAAGCAGCTAAAATAGATGCAGAAATACAAGAAAATGTTTCTTATGATGAAAGAATACAAAGTAATTCTAAATTAAGCTCAACAGATAAAGTTTTAGAATCTGCTTTTCCACCACATAAAACTAAATATACTAGAAGTAATTTATCTAAAAAATATAAAAATTTTGTATATGAAAACTATTTAGATAAATCATTACCACTTACATTTAGAACAAATAATTATATGGCTGTTATGAAAACTGATAGTGCTTGGAATGGTGAAATGACTGATATATCTACAGGTAATCAAGCTGCAATATTTGCTAGTCCTATAGATTCTATAAGAGCTGGTGTTAGAGTTATGATTAATAATTCAACTTTAATAAATAATAACACAACTAAAAGATATGATGATCAACCTACTATAGAAGAAATATTAACTAACTATGCTGAAAAGTCAGATGTATATTTAACAGCTTTAGAAAGTAAAACAGATATGACAAGAGATGATATTGTTAATTTTTTAGATCCAGAACAAATGTATAAACTTATTGGTTTTATGATTGAACATGAAATGGGATCAGAAGCTTTTAATAAATATTATCCACCAGGTCAAAGATTCTTTTTAAATGCAATGATAAAAGAAGGATATGAACAAGGAATAAATTCTTATGGTGGTAAACTTGGAAAACTTAGATGACAGCTTATCCTTATACTCCAGATGATGCTAAAAAAGTATTAGAACAAGAATCACAAGATGTAAAATATAAAGCATCAGATTTTTTTACAGGTTTTAGAGAAGAAAATCTTGGTGCTATAGCAGTAGATTATTTTGTAAATAAACAAGATTTTCCTGCTGATGAAAATTATAATCCAAAATTAGATCCACAAATAGAACCATATTCTGATTTTTATGATCATTTTATGTTTAGTAAAAGTGCTATAGAAACTACATCAATAATTAATAATTTAAAAAAACAAGCAGAAAATGATTATGCAAGTCCTTGGTATCAACTAGGTAGAGTATCTGGAGCTTTTTTAGATCCATCTACATATTTATTATTTACTAAAGTAGGTCAAAGTGCAAAAGTATTTGGTACTGCATTTACAGCAGAAGAAATAGCTAAACAAGTTATGCAACCTAATAGACCAGATGAATATGTTCCATTTGTTGTAGCTGGTGGATATGGTTTACCATATTTTATAAATAAAATGGCTAAAGGTAATATTCCTGCAAGTGTTCAACAAAAAGTTGTACAAGCAGATAAACATTATCATCAACCTAAACCAGTATCACAACAGATATATGAAGATGGTAAATTTATAGATCCTAATAAAAGACCAACAGTTAGTTCAGCTGGAGCTGCTGCTAATGAAGATGTAACTAAATTAAAACTTACACCTAAAGATGAATTTGAAGCTGAAAGATTTGTTAAAAGTAATCTTGGTAAATTTGGAGAAGATGGTCCTTGGACTAATATATTTAGAACAACAAAAGCTAATTCTAAAACTGCAAGAACTATGATTGCAGATATATTAGATACACCACTTCTTAAATTAAAAAATACAAAAAAATATGGTTTTCAATCTACAGATGCATCTATAGAAACACAACTTCGTATGAGAGAAGTAGGCAATATAGAAGCTATGAAAGGTATTAAAGAACAATATTTATTATATGTAAATAGAGTACAAGGTAAAACTTTAAAAACAGAACTCGGTATCAATTTACACAATTTAAGTGGTGACTTTATGAGTCTTGCAGAATTTTCTAGAGAAGTAACTAAAACTAGACTT